ATGCGGCAGGGAATCCCAACACTCCCGTCGATGTGCTCACGGAGTTGGCAAAGGATAGCGACTGTGATGTCCGCCGTTATGCGGCAAGAAACCCAAACATGCCCGGTTACGAAGCGGAAGAACTTCAATTTATGGTAAAAGATACCTATGTGTCAGTACAAGGTACTACTCATATCTGGTATAAACACAACTATCCCAATGTTGCTCCATTTTATACATGTGGCTGTTTTTATGGATCACGAGAGCAATTGTTAATGAGAATTTACACTACTGATAATCAAGGTAGAGCGGCTGAGCGAATGAGAATATTGAATGCTCTCGACGAGAAGTTCAAAGAAGTTTTTAACCGATAAAAATTAAATGATGAAACGCAGACATAATTTCAACAGAGGACTAAGAATGGACTTGGCATGCGATAATGATTCATTCAGACCTGTATTTTCATATATCCATTTTAAAGATGGTTGCGCTTATGCATGCGATACACATATCTTGGTAAAAAACAAGCTATCCGAATGTTCCACATTCACCGATGAAGAAATAGAAAAACTCGATGGCAAGTTTATAGGCTCAAAAGCCTACAAGTCTATCCTCTCTTACGATATGGTACAAGTTACGGACATGGGGTTTGAATGTATATTGTTTGACAATCAAAAAGTTATATACCCATTCTCCGAAGTCTATAAATACCCTGAAATGGAGAATGTAATTTCAGAACATCTAAAAGAGAGCACAGAGGGAATCACAAAGTTACGGATAGATCCTTCGTTCCTCTCCAAGATTGAAAAAGCTCTATTCAATTTTGATGACGCATATATGCAGCTTTCGGAAGGCAATAAATCTTTGCTCGTTAAAAGCGACGACAGCGATAGTATCGGAATCATTATGCTAAAATTAATATAGATTAAATACGAATCATTATGCTAAAATTAATATAAATTAAATACGAATCATTATGTTTTACGAAATCAAACTGAAAGTCGATAAAGATAACGGCAAAGGAGAGATGAAAGAAGTCGTCGAACACTTCATCACCTATGTAGGATTATTTGCCGAGGCCGAAGCCAACGGACTGGAACAATACAACGGAAATTGCGATGTAACCTCTATCACCCGCTCGAAAGTCATCGAGATAGTCAACGAGAAGGAAGAAGGCAAGCCTTTCTACAAAGCCACGTTGATAGACATATTCATCGATGACAACGGCAATGAAAAGGAAACGAAGTACTACACCCTCGTTTGCGCCAAAGACATCACCTAAGCCAACCGCCTCATGCAAGAACACATGAGACAAGGCCTTAAAGACATGAGGTTGGACGGAATTGTGAAAACCAAAATCATAGACCTGATATAGGAGCATAATGTGAGACATTCCCCGCAAGCCGATCCGGGTAAGTGGTCGAGCACCATACGGAGAAAGGAACTGCGGGGAGAAATTAGCCATAAGTGTTTTAGGTGGTATCGGCAGTGTCGGAATTGGTATACGATAAAGTGTAGCTCTTATAGATAGGTTGGCAATGGCACAGCTTGTAGAGGCGTAGCCGTAAAATAAAAATTACCGCTTGACAATTCTCCTCCGAGTTTAGGCATACGAAAGTATCGCACGGTGAGCGCAACCTCACAAATTAAAACTACTAAGTGAAAGTCTTAGAAAAACTCCTATCATGCGGGTTCGAGTCCCGCCTGCCGAACAAAAAGAGAAAGATACAATATAATGGAAGAACAGGCCACATACAACAGAAAAATAAAATACGATGTAGTGATAGGGATAGACCCCGACGTTGAGCGCAGCGGCTACTCCGTATTGGAAACAAGGAAAATGAAAATGGAGATGAGTGTTTGCCCATTCCCCTTGTTGGTAGAGGGTATAAAAAAACTTCATGAGCACTGCAAGAAAAACGATGAACGAGTGGCGGTATATGTCGAGGCAGGTTGGAAGAACAAATCCAACTGGCATTTGTCACCGAAGGACACACGGGCGAGCGCAGCCAAGAAAGGCGAGCATGTAGGTCGAAACCAAGAGACCGGTCGCAAGATAGTCGAAATGCTGAGGCATTACGGAATACAAGTCATGGAGCAATCCCCATTGCGCAAGTGCTGGCAAGGGAAAGACGGCAAGATCACCCATGAAGAATTGAAGCGGTTGTGCCAGATGAGCGGGATAGAGTTTAACAGACCCCGCAGCAACCAAGAAGAAAGGGACGCAGCACTGCTCGCTATCACCTGCTCCGGATTGCCCATTAAATACAAAGTCGTTGAATCTAAAATAAACAAATGATATGACAGCAGAAGAATTTATAAAATCGGTAAGCACAGAAGATTGCGCAGGAGGGCATATATACCGTAGAGTTTCAGAAGATGATGCCTTAAAAGCTATTGAGATGACAAGACTCGAAAAAGCGCAGACATTTGTCGGTATGCATGGCTGGATATGCCCTAAATGCGGTAGAGTTTATTCGCCAATGACATCTATGTGCACATATTGCCACAACGAAAACATCATAAATTCACCTTATTGTGGAATGTAAATCAGTATTATGAGTACACAAGTATTATCAATAAAGCAGATGAAGCACTTGCAAGAACTTGGATTAAATACAAACTGTGCAAGTGCATGTTGGGTTAAAGTTACCAAAATTGACGGGAAAGAGGTGGAAAATTGTTGGAGTTTAGCTTTTGGTATTGTCCCAAACAAATTTGACAATATGGAGGCAGAAACCGCACCCACATTCACTTTGCAGGATATTTTGGATTTGTTGCCCAGACAAATGATTGATGAGTATGCAAGCCCTTTAATGATAAAATGCACATTCGATTTACTTGTACAGGTTTGTTATAAAGACATTTATGTCACTGCCGAACATGAAGATATTATCGATGCCGCCTACGAGATGTTATGCTGGTGCATAGAAAACGAAAATCTACACGGATTTCGTATTTGCAATTTATCCAATCAAAAATCAATAAATAAAAATACGCTATGAAAACGAACCAACTGATGAAAAGGCGAATGGGTAACATAGATGTGACCCAACGTACCAAAGACGGATTTTTCTGTGCATCCGAATTGTTGAAACAGTGGAACGAAGGCAACAACCATAAGAAAAATGTTAACCACTATCTCGAAAACAATAAGACAAAAGAGTTTATAAAAGCTCTTATAAATGACGACGATCAAATTCGGAATTCCGAAAAACCTATAAATCAAATACTTATAATAAATAAATCGAGAACCAACAAAGACGGGAGCAAAGAGGCAGGGGCTGTTTGGATGTCGCCCTTACTGTTCATCGATTTTGCAATGTGGATTAACCCGTCGTTTAAGGTTAAGGTGTTGAAATTCGTCTATGACGAAATGATAAAGTACCGCAACGAAGCCGGCGATGCCTACAACAAACTAGGCTCGGCTGTTTCAAAGATCGTTCGGAAAGACTTCATGCCCCAAGCCATGCAGAAAGTAGGCGAAGCGTTGAACTGGATTGTGTTCAACGAGCATGAAAGGAATATCCGCAACCAATACGGCGAAGAAAAGAAACAGCGGGAATTGTACGAGCTGGAAAGAAAAGTCGCCGACCTTATCAACGAGGGCTTTATCAAGAGCTACGACCAAATGATAACCTATCTGAAAAACGTTTACCGGCACAAGTACCTGCCGGCTGTATTCTCATAACCCAGAATTGTTAAAACAAAAATAGCCATGATTATAGCCAAGCAAGTTATATCCTCCATTATCGAGGAAAAGAAAAAGAATAACAAGGAGCCCTCCATAGCGAGCTTTACCGAAATACAGTCGGTGGTTATCCGGTCACTCAAATCCGAGATAAACGAGCTATGCAAAACCGGTGAGATTGACAAGCACAAGACCCTGAACGGGTGGGCATTTTCAATCACTGAAACCACAAATTAAAAAAAATGTTTAATCATTTGATTTACAGATATTTATATTTGTCAAAAAGTAAATAATATATTAAATTTACCATGTAATAAATAAGAACAATTATGAGCACAATCTTACAGTTTCCCAACCGTTTCACGTCAGTGGAAATTGTCATATTATGAGTAAAATTCATGAGTTTATAAAAAGAAAATAGGAACTAAATATACATGGGACGAAATAGAAAAATGGGATTGGACTATTTTCCTTTTGACATAGACACATTTCAAGATATAAGAATACGAAAGTTAATCAAGTATCAAGGCGGTAAAGCTATGACGGTATATGCTCTCCTGCTATGTCTTATCTACAAGGGTGGGTACTACATGATGTGGGACGAAGAGTTGCCCTTCATTATTTCGGAACAGACCGGGTTTGAAGAGGCATATATATCAGAAGTGATTAAGAGCTGTCTGGCACTGGGGTTATTTTCCAAAGAATTATTTGAAATGGAACATGTGCTGTCATCGAAAGGAATACAGGAACGATACAGGGACATTTGCAAACAGATCAATCGGAAATGCGATTTTGTCGAATATTCCCTTATTTCTTCCGAGGAAAAACATATTTCCTCCGAGGAAAAGCCTATTTCTTCCGAAGAAATGCCAATAAACTCTGAGAAAATACCACAAAAGAAAATAAAAGAAAAAGAAAAAAAAGAAATACTCTCTAACGAGAGTATAAAGAAAAAAGCGGCGTCCGCCGCCACGCACGAAAGGAAAGAAGTCTTTTATCATTCCCTTATCCCTTATGCCGACAAGTACGGGAAAGAAATGCTTCGGGCATTCTTCGACTATTGGTCGGAGATGAACGCCTCCCAAACGAAAATGAGATTCGAGAAACAGCCCACATGGGAGCTCTCCAAGCGGCTCGCCACATGGGCAAACAACGAGAAAAAGTATGAAAAAAATAGAAGAGATGCTACCGGAAAGACTAAACAGGAGCGAGTTGAAGAGTTTGCAAAAGCCATCGCCACCAAGCTGGCAACGGGAGATACTGGCAACCTACAAGACGGGGGAGAATCTGCTCTGCCTTTTTAGCCCCGACAATCAAGGCCGCTATTGCCAGAGCCTCGAACGCTGCTTTATCGGCAAGGCTCCGAGCATAGCCCGTGTGTCGAGGACGTTCGGCAGTCACATCGCCGAGTCGTGGCTGGAAATACAGCTTCTCGACCTCGCCGAATTTTCGGGAGTCCGCAAGGACGGAATGACGGAAAAGGAATACGAGGAGATAGCCCGTATCATCATCTCCGGCTATGGCGATTTCAAGCTCACCGAGTTCATGGTATTCTTCCAGCGGTTCAAACAAGGGCTTTACGGGACGTTCTACGGAGTTTTCGACCCTATGGTGATAACAAGGTCTCTTCGAGAATTCAGAGCCGACAGAGAGAAACTATTGCGGTTCTATGAGGACAAGAAACGGCAGGAGGAAAAGGAACGGGAGAGAGAGCTACGTGAAAAGGAGAAAGCGACACCCGATCAGATTCAAGAAATTATCGACAAATACAGCAAAAAGGAAAGTTAAGTATGAAAGACATAGAGCTTTACAACGATTCGTTCCAGAATTATAAAGTCTATGGTCTGCCAAAAGCGCAGCTGATTATAGCAGATGTGCCGTATTGTTACGACACTGAAACGGAGTGCTTCACAAGAAACGGTTGGAAAAAATATACTGATATTCTACCAGAAGATGAAGTACTGTCACTTAATCATCAAACACAAAGAATGGAATATAGCGGCATCGCAAATATTATAGTGAGAGATAATGATGAGGACATGATACAATTCAAAAACCAAAACATTGACTTGTTTGTATCTGCAAATCATAGGTGCTATACTGTTGAAAAGTTTACACCCAATTTAAAATTTGGAGAACGTATCCGAAACAGAAAACGTATAAACACTGAAAACATACGGCTTGCTAAAAATATTACTGCGGCTTCATCTGTACCACGGTCTGGATATATTTGGACTGATTTCACGGATTGCGATATAGTGGTTATCCCGGGAGTAGAGATAAAACATAATGGGAAAACACTAAATTCGCACACCACCGAAGATGTCGTTATAAATACTATTGATTGGTTACGCTTCTTTGGCTTATATCTCGCTGACGGTTCTTATTCAAGATGTAGCGGTTCAGGTTACACAGTAAGTATCAAACAACACAATCGTTATCGTGATAAAGTCCGCAAGATACTAAGCAATCTACCATTCAAATTTTCAGAATCCCAAAACAAAGGTAGAGATAGTGCAAACTATAATATCTACTCAAAACAACTGTATTGCTATCTTGAACAATTTGGCAGAAGTGCTGATAAGTTTATACCACGTTGGATATTGGATTTGCCTACGGATAAACTAAAAATATTTTGGGAGTCTTATACGTTTGGAGATAGTTCGCAGAATGGTCCGGGGATAAGAATTAGTTCTATTTCTAAAAAACTAATCTTGGGATTGCAGGAGGTGGCTTTAAAATTAGGGACACTATGTCAAATATATACAAAGCGGATAAACAGTGGTGATTTGTACCAGTTTCAATATAACCCATTATCTCGCAATATAAAATACGGCAACAAAAAAGTTGTTGCAGATTATACAGGCAAAGTATGGTGCTTAACACTAAAAAAGAATAGCGTATTTTTAGTACGCAGAAATGGCTCCATTTGTTTTAGCGGAAACTGCTTAGGAGACAACGCCTACGCCAGCAACCCAGCATGGTATATCGACGGAGACAACAAGAACGGCGAGAGCGCATTGGCAGGCAAACAATTCTTCTCGTCCGACAGCGAGTTTCGTCCTGCCGAGTTCATGCACTTCTGTTCCAAAATGCTCGTGAAAGAACCGAAAGAAGCCGGCAAATCCCCCTGCATGATACTGTTCTGCGAATACGAACAGCAGTTCAAATTCATAGAGTTAGGACGCAAATACGGGTTAAATCACTACATACCGCTGGTTTTCCGCAAGGATTTCTCTGCGCAAGTGTTGAAAGCAAACATGAAGGTCGTCGGCAACTGCGAATACGGTCTTATCCTTTATCGGGACAAGTTGCCCAAATTCAACAACAACGGGAGAATGATTTTCAACTGCTTCGACTGGGTGAGGGACAACACCACGCCCAAATGCCACCCTTGCCAGAAACCTGTCCCGCTCCTCAAACGGTTGATAGAGATATTCACTGACAAGGGCGATGTTGTCATCGACCCGTGCGCAGGAAGCGGAACAACCCTGTATGCGGCAGCCTCATTGGGAAGAAAGGCATATGGCTTCGAGGTCAACAAACAGTTCTATAACGACGCAAATGAAAAGGTCTTGAAAAGAATACAAGTCAGTTTATTTCAATAAATTATAAAAATCATACAGATATGGGAGAAATCGAACTTATGAAAGGAGGAGAGCAATGATTGAACGATTAAAATGCTGTATCAACATTCTGTTTGCAAAGCAATATATCGTTTTTACGGCAGACAAATACAAGATAGGTAAGTTCGGATCAGGATATATCCGTACAACTAATAAAGCATTCTTACAAGCGGCTATTGAGGTTATAGAGGAAATAGACAGTCATCTAGTTGAAGTTAATGAGAAAAATTGATAGGTAATGAAAATAGAAGATATTGAAAAGAAGTCATTAGAATATGCCAAAACAGCAACCCCATCTTGTGTCTTTGGAGATTTTGATAAGTACGCAATAGCTGATGCTTTCGAGCATGGTGCAAACTGGCGGATAAATTCAGTGTGGCATGAGGTAAGTGAAGAACCCGAAAGGAATAGAATATATCTTGCTCAACTTGGAGACAGTGCCTTTGATACCTTTTATGACTCTGGAAATTGGGTAAAATTTTCACGTGGAGTTAACATGCAACGTTGGGCATATGTAGAAGACTTGTTACCAAATAAACAGGAGGAATAGCAATGAGAAAAACGATATTAGATGCCTGTTGTGGGGGAAAGATGTTCTACTTCGACAAACATGACGAAAGAGTTCTTTTTCAAGACATTCGAAAGGTATCTACTCATTTATGCGATGGTAGATTATTTGAAGTAAATCCCGACATACAAGCCGACTTTACAAATATGCCCTATGAGGATAAATCTTTTTCGATGGTAGTTTTCGATCCGCCTCACTTATTAAGGAATGCTGGAAAGTCAAAGATGGCAGATATGTACGGAAGTTTGAACGAAAAAGCATCGCCAACAGGCTACCAACAAATTAAATATGGAGCTCTGTATTCAGATTGGCGTGATATGCTGGCAAAGGGATTTAAAGAATGTTTTAGAGTCCTGAAACCCGGAGGATTTTTGATTTTCAAATGGAACGAGACCGACATCAAAGTGTCGGAAGTTCTCAAACTCACACCTGAAAAACCAATATTCGGGCATATATCCGGCAAACGATCTAATACACACTGGATTTGTTTCATGAAAGAAATTATAAAGGAGGAATAAGATATGAAGATTAAATTATTGAAAAGATTAAGGAATGATATTTTACAAAATTTTGAATATCATGATGGTGGATGGAGTGGATATTATAGAGTTATCTATAAAGGAACGAGATACGAGTCAGAAATAGTAAGCGGTTTAAATTATTTTCTTACAGGTGGATACTGGTTTATTAGAAAAGTTATTATCGAAGAAATAAAAAAAATGAGAGAAAAGTCTGATATTAAATTTATGTATATAAAAAAAGATAGTTAGATGATTAAAGGAGGAATAGAGGTTGAAAGACTTAAAAAGAAAAGAATATGACAGTACAAGAATTGATTGACGAACTTGAAAAAGTGGAAGATAAGTCAAAACTTATTAAAGTAGCTTCGCTTTATGAGACTAATGATATAAATCGTACAGTTAATAGCGATTATGTATTTATAATTTGGATTTAATTAATGGCGATTGAAATATGAAGAAAATAATGTTCAATGATAAATACAGACTCACACAAGCCGTACTTGAAGGCAGAAAGACTCAGACAAGGCGGATAATTCCAAAAGATTTCTTCTCCCTAACATGGGATAAAAGAGACGACACATTGGTGTATGAAAACAGTATGGGTGATTTTATTGATATTCGAAATAGCAAGTATGCTTTATGCAAAGCTGGTGAAATCGTAGCCGTCGCTCAAAGCTATCGTGATTGTGGAGGAGTAAATGAAGAAGGGATACCGATGTGGGAGATTATATCCTCAAAAGTGGGTGGTACAAATGCCGGTTGGAGCAATAAGATGTTTGTTAGGGCAGAGCTAATGCCACACTATGTCATTATAACAGCCGTAAGCGTGGAGAGGTTGCGGGATATATCTGATGTTGATTGTATGGCAGAGGGGATTAATTACTATGAGCAAGAGGGTTTTTCTTGGTGTTCAACGGGAAAATTATTTGATACACCCCGTGAAGCCTATGCTGCACTAATTGATAAAGTAAGCGGTAAAGGCACATGGGAGAGAAACCCTTATGTATTTGTGTATGATTTTGAATTGGTAAAGTGAAATTATGGAAGTAGATAAAATAGAGGCATTTAATTATATGCTCCATCCGTTTTCGGTTAAATATCGTAGTATTGAACCAAGAGAAGGTGCGGAACCATATAACGCAAAAAGATATAATGACAAATTTTATCACAGAGTAAGAAATGCGGTAAATGATCTGAAAGAGAAAAACGAAAAATTGGTATTACTAAATGCTTTTGAACTAGTAGAGATTACTCATAGATGGTCTAGTTGGGATCGGGCGATGAATTTTGCTGAATTTATGAAGCAAATGAGTGCCAAGATGTCTATTGATTCTATTAGGGATTCAAGCAAGATATTCGATTTAAAATGAAATATAATCATGGAAGGAAAAGAAGTAGGAGTAGAGATGAAAGGGAATGCCTGTACATTCCCATAGAAAGCGAAATCACGCACTTTTCTTATCGCTCACCAAGAACGAAAAGTATTTAGACCTTTTAGGGTAAATCTTTTTACCGTTCTTGATGATATAACGGCAGAATATGCGGATTTTCCCACTTTCATTTTGAACTTGATCTTTCACATTAACACCTCCTTTCCGTTCTGCCTGCCGACCTGTATCGACAAGCTATAAGTTGCACCCTGTCAAGTGCAACTAAAAAAAGCCCAAAGTTACAGGACATTGGGCTTAATGTCTTTCTCACACGAGAATGGACAAGATGATGGCGAATGACAGTTCGCCGGATCGGAGGTGTTAATGTTCCGAATCAAGTTCGATGCAAATATACTTCGATATTTAGTTATCAAATATCAAATTAACTCTTTTAATAGTTTAGTTAACATTGTTATATTATGAGTAAAAAGAAAATCTACATCTCCCTACCTATTACCGGCAGGGACTTCGATGAAGTGGAAAGTGAAATACTATACGTTTCGGGAGTCCTCGAAATGAAAGGATACCGTGTCGTCACACCGATAGACTTCGACGTGAACCCCGATTTGGACAAACCCTATCATGAACTTCTGGGAAACGATATAAAGGCTCTTATGGAATGCGATGCGATATGCCTTTGCCCCGGTTGGAAAAAATCCAAAGGCTGCCAGTTAGAACATTTTGCGGCCAAACTATGGGATAAAGAGATAATTGAATTTGAACGATTAAAATACAGTAAGATATGGAAAGAAAAGTAGGAGAAATATTTGAGTACAACGGTGAGTGGTATCAGTGCGTAGAGCAACCAAAACAATATGATTGTGCCACTGTTTGTGAATTATGTTCTTTTAATGTCATAGGTAATTGTGACCTTGATAAATGTAGTGGAACTTATAGAAGTGACAGTAAATCTGTAATCTTCAAGAAACTTGAAAAGGTCGGAGAGCCACATTTTATATACGACAAAATTTTTAAAGGCGGTAAAGTTTATGTTCAAAACTTCATGGTATATGAAGATTTTAAAAATCATAAACCTATATGCGATGATTATGTATTATATGATTGGCATGAAAAAATAATAAGTATAGAAATCAAACAAAACAAAGAAGATATGGAAGAAAAGAAATTGAACTTAAAAGAATTTGACCTTGAAGCAGCCAAAGCAGGCAAACCAGTCTGCACGAGAGATGGTAGAAAGGCAAGGATTATTTGCTTTGATTTAAACAATAAAAACTTTCCAATTGTTGCTATTATAAATTGTGATACAGAAGAAAATGCGTATCAGTATGATATTGATGGTGTATGTGATGAGCATGATAATAATCTTAACCTTATGATGTCCCCTGAAAAGAAAGAGGGGTGGGTTAACTTGTGCAAAAATAATTATGGAGATACATTAGCTGTTGGCGTATTTCCTAACAGAGAAGAAGCCGTAAGTAATTGTCCGCCATCGTATTTAGGTACAATTAAAATCGAGTGGGAGGAGTAACAATGAAGAAATTTTTATTGCTTTTATTGGTATCGCTTATACTAACAAGCTGCTATACAAATGGAGATACCTTAATTGCTGTAAAAGAAGCACACCCCGATAGTGAGATATACCAGATAAAGATAAATGAGTTCATACTTGTTGATTCCATAGGAATATGGTATGTGAATGCAAATATGGGTATAAAAGAACCATATACAGAAAAACAATTAGTTAAACTTTGGAATAATCATGGGAGAAATTGAATTTGGTAAATGTGAAATCTGTGGCAAAGAAGCGCCATTAGAAAGGACTTATTTCTATTATCCTATTCATTGTGAATGCTGTGGTAGTAAGGACAAGAATGGACAAAAACAACATTTTGAAATGGTAGTACATTGCGAAGATTGTCCCGTTCCTATGCCAAAAGAAATACACCCGTTGCTCAAATCTATGCACGGTGAAGAACATAGAGCGAATATCACGAATATTTTGCCGACAGAAATTAGAGGTCAGTTTATTATAAATGATGAAATTATTAAGAAATAGCAAGTTATGTGGATAGCAAGGGACGAAAGTGGAAAATTGTTTATGTACTCAACTAAACCAGTTAAACGTAAGTATACATGGGGATTTAGAGACAAAAATACTACTGTTGTTGTATTAAGTGACAGTTTATTCCCAGAAGTAAAATGGGAAGACAAAGAACCAAGAGAGTTGATATTGAAATAATTATTTAAAACAAGTAAATCATGGACATCGAAATATTGAAAGAGGAGTACAGCCGGAAGATGGAGAAGGCTCTGAGAAGGGGCGACTTCGATCTGTTTGACAACTTACGAAGGCAATACGACCGGCTACTGCAAACCCGTGAGCAAGTCACGGCAAAAACAATCACCGACACCATGAGCAAAGAGGACAAAGAGAAATGTAATCGCCTCCTGAGAAAAATCCCAGTGTTGGCGGACATTGCAGAATCCTCCGCCGTCGATTTACTTTCACTACTGAAAAAATACGACGGCACTGTTACCCTCCCTATGCTGGAAGAACTGCGGGCGTTCAACCACATCGCCCGTGACCTGCGATCCATCATAGACCGTGTAGGCGACGAATCTTTTGCCATTTCCTTTGGAGATACATGTGACAGGGTGAACGAAAAAATCGAAAGCATATTTGATGAAAATTAGGAGTAAAATATGAGTTATAAAAAATTATTTGAAACATGATTGAGAGTATATACAAGTCATATCCTTTCTGCGAAAATTGGGAGAAGAAACATTGCAAGAGTGTCATTGAGGAAGCCTATCAGTGGGGTGAACAACTCAAAAAGAAAAATATTAAGCAAAAAATTAATACAAGAATAAACATGATGAGATTTTATAATGGGACGAAGCAGGATATAAATGGGAACTTAAAAGTTACCAAAAGTTAAACTCTTGATTATGAGCAAAATAACGCTGTAAATATTTAGTTAACTCGCTGATAATGAGTATCTTTACAATACTAAAACAAACCAATATTACTAATAATTAAAAGACAAGAACGATGAAATACCAAGTATCAAAGAAAGGTTCAAGTGTAACATTTAAGTTTGCAACATACGAAGAAGCAGTTGATTTTTGCAACACAATGATTTTTTTGGAAAATGCAAGAGGAGCAGAATATCCAGAACTTACAATAAGTGAAATAAAATAAGATATATTACATAAGAGCAATGAAAACATTTGATTTTTATCAGGACCGCAAAGTAACATGTTGGGAGCGTACTCAGTTTTCTATCGAAGCAGAAAGTTATAAAGAAGCGTTAGAAATAATAAAATCATGGGGAGGTGAAGATGTACTTTGTTTTGAAGATGACAAGCAGATAATGGTTACAGACGGAGAAACTTTATATGAAACATCAGAGGCTATTTCTCCTATTGATAACGGAGGTAGACCAACTATAGAAGTATTTGATAGTACCGGTAACAAAATTACTGATAATGTATTACAAACCAAATCATGTAAAAATATTTGAAATCAGTAAGTAATAGGTAATCATCTATGATAATAACAAGAAAAATAGAAATATTTGTTTGCGAAAGTGACAAAGATTTGAAGAAGTTGTATTTGAAAAAACTATACGATAACCGCAATATAGCTGTTAAAGTAGCTAACATGTGCGCTTCTCATCTCTTTGCGCTAGATAATACGATGCCCTACCTATCCGACACAGATAAGGAAATTATTACGTTTCTCGGAGTAAAAGGAGATAAATCTTCACGTGATAATGCACCATATGTTGTAGCGAGTCAAACATTTAAAGGAAGTGCTGATATGGGAATGGTGTCATGCGTCATTCAAAACGTCAGAAAGATGTATCAAGATGACAAAAAAAATGGAGGAACATGGGATAAGTCACTACGTAGCTATAAAAGCAACATGCCTGTCCCTTTCAAAGCTGACAGATTTACCAATATGCGTTTTGAAGAATACATCTCAAGAGATGGAATCACGAAAAACGGGTGTTTCTTTACACTCATTGGAATACCGTTTCAAATGCGGTTCGGTAGGGATAGAAGCAACAACCGTGTAATTGTCGAACGTATACTAAAAGGAGAATATAAGATGGTAACATCTTCCATACAGATAAATGATGGAAAAACATTCTTACTATTATGTGTAGATATTCCCAAATCTGAAAATAGCCCTATAAAGGGTAAAAAATTGTATGCTTTTCTTGGAGTATTCAACCCAATCTGTTGTTTTGTTTCCGATAAAGTAAACAACGACATCGACAAAATGAAGTTATATGAAATAGGCACGAAAGAAGAATTTAACTATCGTCGTCGTCAAATACAGGAATCCCTCAAACGTTGCCAGATCGAGAACAAATACACCACAGGAGGGAAGGGACGCAAACGAAAAGTTCAGGCTCTCAACCACTTCCACGAAAAAGAGAAACACTATGTTGACACAAAACTACACACATACAGTCGTATGTTAGTTAATTACGCCGTAAACAACCGTTGCGACGAGATCATTCTACTTAACCAAATACAACGTGAAAAAGATGCAAAAGAGGAAAACACAGAGGGTATACCTTTCGTCTTGCGTAACTGGTCATACTACGGGCTTAAAACTAAGATAGAATATAAAGCCAAAATGAATAATATAAATCTAACTATAAAATGATAAAATCATGGAGAATGTATTGCAACAGAAAGTTGTATTCCAGCAAATTGGGAATGTGAATATGGAAGATTTCATAGCAGACCTGCTGGAACGGATTGAAAAAGGAGAAGTGGAAAAAGAAAATGTAGAGATGCAAAACCAAGTCCTAAAACAACTCAATAACAGGCACAAGAACATCATCGATGCCCAACGAGTAATGAACAAATGCTTGGAGATAGAGCTTGCTCATCTAATTAAGCAGGAATAATAAACTTGAACATCGGGGCGGCTGTACGCCCTTAACGGTAGGGATTTTCCACTACTGAACTATCTTAATAAAATTGGATATGTTGAACTTACAGTGATTATGATGTATCATATCCCATTACTTAGATAAGATACAGCACATCGACACAGACGGACTGCCGAAAATATGATGTATCATATCCCATTACTTAGATAAGATACAGCGAGGGTCATATTGAACCTGCTTCACCATATGATTGTATCATATCTCCTATTTTAGATAAGATACGGCGACTAAATACAGTAGACTACATACTGTGTGAAATATAGTTTAAAAGTATATGAAATTCATTCACTTTTACTATTTTTGAAAAAAAAATCGTATGAAGTAATACGAAACAAGCCTATGGACGAAATAACCGCTATATTAAACAGTGCCCGACCCGTTGATAATATTATCAATGACTTAAAAAGAAAATCCGTTTGTGTTCCTTCATGGGAATTTCTTATTAAAGCGTATGAACCATCATTCCATGAAATAGCCAAAGATACTATAACACGAAAAGATAAAATACGCAAAGACGGGACAAAAGAAGAAGCATCACGCATTTACATTGGCCTTGAAAAGCTGCTTACAAAGCGTATGACTGAGTTCATGTTTGCCATTCCTGTAAAACGTATCTACCACAACACAGAAGGATTTGAAGTCCGCCAACAGATAGCAAAGGCTATAGAGGCAATTTACAAGTATGCACGAATCGATACAGAAAATATTAAACGTGCAAATGCGTATTTCGCCTCATGCGAAATTTTCACAATTTGGTACGTAGTAGAAAAGACCAATACATTATATGGTTTTAATAGTAAGTATAAGCTAAAATGCAAGACATACTCGCCAATGGAGGGAGTAAAACTATATCCATTGATCGACGAACTTGACGATATGCTTGCAATGTCCTTTGAATACACCAAAAGGGTAAAGGACGAAGTAATTACTTATTTTGAGACATACACATCGGACAAACATTATAAATGGAAACAAAATGGTAAAGGTTGGGAACCTGTCGGAACTGTTGAACAAATACGATTAATGAAAATACCCGGTGCATACGCATTTAGACCTGTACCTATATACCACGGATTAACTCGTATTCGCAAAGAATTGGAATATACACTTTCTCGTAACTCCGACGTGATTGCCTATAATTCAGCACCAATTTTGAAAATAGCCGGTGGTATAAAAGGTGGAGAAGATAAAGGAGAAAGCCGTAGAGTTTACCGTGTGGAATATAATGGAGACGTATCGTACGTATCATGGTCGCAATCTATCGAAGCATTGAAGTATCACGTGGAAACCCTGCTTAAACTCTATTGGATGCAATCGCAGATGCCTGACGTTTCTTTTGACAACATGAAGTCTTTGGGTAACATAGGTTACGATGCCAGACAAATGCTTTTGACTGACGCACACTTAAAGGTTGGAGACGAAAGCGGCTCATGGATTGAGCTTTTCGAACGTGAGGCAAGTGTCATCAAAGAATTTTTAAAGCACATGAACACATCATGGGCAAGCGAAATTGATAATATAGAGATTGAACATATCATTACCCCCTTCATACAACAAGATGAAGATGCCACAGCAGATCGCTTATTGAAACTTAATGGCGGAAAACCAGTCATGTCTCAGCTTGAATCTATCCAACAGGCAGGTTATAGCAATGACGCGCAGGCTACATTGGAACAGATACGGCAAGAGGAGACTATCACTTCACAAAGCAGGGTCGACAATATATTCGGAGAGTCAGCAATTTAATTAGATAATTATGGGAAATATCAGTTTCCAAGATAAAGGTGGCGTGGGTATGTTGCTTACGCCGCTGGCTTAAAATATATCTTAAAGCTATAAAACGGCATGTATGGCAAAGCCGAAAACTCCAAATCAGAAACGCAAGTACGGCGAGCTGAATAAACGGCTCGCCAAATACGTCATGCTTGTGGAATCCATATACGAGGATTTGAATTTAGAGGCGGCTAAAATAGTCGGAATTACCGATTTTGCCATTGATAGTGATAAACCGTTTATGTGGTCGAATTATCCCCAAACAAGAAAACGGATAAGAGACTTACAAGAAAGGTTCGTTGAGGACATCGGAGCCGTAATATATAGTGGCACTTCTGAAGAATGGAAAAACAGCAACGAAGTTCAAGATCTTCTTGCCAACAAAGTATTGCAAACTTATGGCGCAACCATAGGAAAGGAGAAATACGAAATCCTATACCAGCCCAATAATGATGCATTGAAAGCGTTTCAGCAACGTAAGGATAAAGGATTTACCATATCAGATAAGTTGTGGAATCAATCGACTCTGTATAAACAGGAACTTGAAGAAGCCATATCATGTGCCATTCAAAAAGGTACGAGTGCAATTACATTAAGCAAGCAAATCTCCAAATATCTGCTCGATTTCCCGCAACTACAAAAAGATTACAAGGAAAGGTTCGGAAAAGCATCACGGGCAATGGATTGCGAGTATCGTTCTATCCGTTTGGCTGCTTCCGAAATCAATATGGCATACCGTCAAGCTGAAAACCTACGCTGGCAGCAGATGGACTTCGTGGTGGGGTATGAAATCAAGTTGAGCAACAACCATACTTGCAACGGAAAGCCTTTCCAAGACATTTGCGATATACTAGCTGGGAAGTACCCGAAAGACTTCCAATGGACCGGTTGGCATCCCCTTTGCCGGTGTTACAAGATACCCATTCTAAAAACCGAAGAAGAATTTTGGGAATGGGACGGTCGGAGTGAAGCCACGACAGCAAGCGTGAACGAAGTTAAAGACGTACCGGACGCTTTCAAAAAGTGGGTATTAGATAATCAAGAGCGCATCAGCACAGCAAAAAAACGTAATACTTTACCATACTTTTTGCGTGATAATAAATCCGTTTATCAGAAAATAACAGTTGAAAGTTCCATTTCGGAAATTGTAAAACGAGCATCATCAGTGGGAGATGAAGTACAGTCCATAGCAGAACGGATCGCAATAAAAAATGGTGGTTATGTTACGCCTATTAATTTCAAGAGTACAACTTCTATCACAAGAAAAGTCATCACAGAAGGTATAACTCCATACGATATTAAAGATGCTGTAAGAACAACCATAATCGTTCCGAAGTCCCGAATAGAAGATGTGTTAGAAGAAATGTACAAAACGGAAGGCTTCTTACGCCTTAAAAGGCAAAAACCAGAATCATTCATGGGATATAGTGGAAACATCGTAAACATAAGAACCACAAATGGTCTTACTGCGGAAATACAGGTTAATACGGAACGTATGATTTTTGCAAAAGAAAGGCCGGAAGATGCGAAACGTATTCTTGGAAAAAAACGTTGGGAAGAAATACATAATGAGACAGGAATGGAAGGTGGTCTCGGACATAAATATTATGAGCAATGGCGCATACTCGATAAATCAAGTAATGAAGCACTAAAAATAGTAGAAAAATCTATTGAATATTATAGTCATTTCCGATAAAAATAATTATCTTTACATATAAATATGAACCCAAATATCCTACAAAAAAAATTACAAGCGGGTGAAGAAGTCTATATTTTAGACGATTTTGAAGAATCTGCAATACGTCTTGTTCTTGAAAATGGAAAGACAAATGCTTTCATTAAGCACAAAGGAAGACGCAATGAAAAGGAAATATCACAGTCAAATGAAACCGTTTGCGAGATAATATTAGGAGGTATAGAAATACCCAAATCAGAATATGACATGTACTAAAAATTCACTATTAGAAAAAGCCCTTCAAATCGCCGTCAAAGCCCATAGCGGACAAACCGATAAAGCTGGAGCAGCCTACATCTTCCACCCTATCCGTGTGGCAAACCGATGCAAAACAGATGAGGAGCGCATAGTAGCTTTATTGCATGACACGATAGAAGATACCGAAGTTACTGCTGAATATTTACTAATGGAAGGCTTTCCTCATAATATTGTGGATGCTATACTTTCTGTCACTCGTAACGATGATGAGATCTATGACGATTTCATAAAACGGTGTAGATTGAATCCTATTGGAAGACAAGTAAAGCTGCACGACTTGGAGGACAATTTGGACGTAACCCGTTTACCTCAAATAATAGAGGAAGACTTACCGAGATTGAACAAGTATCTTAAAGCGTATAAGTTTTTGCTGTCATTGTAGAGAAACGGTCATGAAGCAAATCAAGCTATCAAAACAGGAGAAGCAAGTGTTGCGTTTAATCAGCAGCGGGATTGTCTGCCCAAACACTTATCCGCACCATATATTCATTTCGTGCGTAGACTCGCTGGAAAGATTAGGTCTTGTCAAAGGTCTATGGAACGAGGGGCATGAACTTGAAGATGTCCGCATAACGAAATATGGAAAAATTTATTTTGCCACCAATCCTAACTTACGCAATCCCATAGACTGGAAATGGATTATAACTACCATCATCGCAGTAGCAAGTGCCATATTCGGCGCTATGGCCTTGTTTGTGGCTTGCTCGATAAAATACGGATAGTTCCTTTGATTTAAAGAATTGATGTTTATACAACTCTAATTTGGCATTTGTTTACACACGCCTATTTTGAGGCATATAAAAAGCGGTGAGATTAATTTTTCATCGCTTTCTTTTCATCTTTTCTGCTACAACTTTTGGGGAAACATCTTTCACCAATTTATCCGTTTAATATGTTAAAAACATACTTTTCACCTATTTATGCTTGTATATATGTCGTTTATAAAATACATTTGTGACACTAAATTGTTTCAAACATGAAAATGCATAAGAGCTTACAAAAAATTGATTCTGTGGTATTTTCAGATTATATTTTGAAGCACTACGGACCTATGTCGCATTTAAAACTACAAAAACTAATTTTTTACTGCGATGCGTATTGCCTTGCATACTTTGATAAAGAGCTTGTAACGGACCAATTCGAGGCTTGGGTACATGGTCCTGTTAGCCGTAAAGTGTATAATAGTTTAAAAGATAAGTCTATTTTATATAGTGACCTTATCTATTCTAAGAAGGAAGGAGAAGATGTAGATGTAGAATTTGGGAAGCTTACTCAAGATCAGCAAGATTTAATTTTATCTGTATTAGGCGACCTTTCTAAATGGACTGGTATAGAATTGGAAGCCGCCACTCACAAAGAAAAGCCTTGGCTAGAAGCTCGTAAGGGATATTCTGAAGCCGATAAATGCAACGAATTGATTTCAAAAGATACTACACGTTTGTTCTATAAAACAGAAATCAATGGCGGGATATAAAAGCAAACAAAAAACTACGTTTTTTGCTAAAAATAAACAAAGTGTAAATGACTCATACCGTGCTTCTAATTTTAAACTTTCTTTCCAATATCTCGATACCACTCAAAAATACGGTTCTTCTTTTAAGGATTGGCAGCAAGCAGGTCTATTAAGTCATGCAATGGAAACATTGAAAGGTTATTGTTGTTCCCCACTTATGGGGCAGGTTGACGGAGACAAATTTGCTATATATGGTTCTTTCCCTCCCAAAGATAAGACGATGTTCGAATATCCAAAACATGTTCCTGAAGATGCGAATTGGGCAAGAATACATATAAATGGTTCTGCGGTTATCATTGGACATATTGTTGGAGACACATTTCATGTGGTTTTTTTGGATAAAACACATAAGTTTTGGCTTACAAGAAAGGAAACTGGTAAATGAACACAAAGACATTAGACCAAATCAAAAATGAATATTACGATCAAGTCGGTACACTAGAACGAGACCAGATAGAACGGGAACTTGAAGCCCTGCGAATCGGGTTTAAAATACGTAGTGTAAGAGAGAAAAAGTAAATGGTCCAAGCCGAACTTCCCAGCAAGATAGATAAGAAGTGCACCTTCATTTCAAAAGTGGAAAACGATGGCGAGAACATTACTCTGAAAACCTTATATGATGTTATGGAGCGTGGTCTCGGCGGAAAGTTGAAAATTGAAGTGATAATTTGATCCCTCAATAAATAGACATTAATCTCCATGTATTTATTTGTGAAGATATGGGGATTTTACTTTAAACGGAATTTCGCCTTACGATTCACTGATTTAGGAAATCGTATAATAGCCCTCAAAGGTTAATAATATTGAATTATGTATGAAATTCATACACTTTCAAGATTCCATGCTCTAATTTTGTGCCCAATAATTAGCATTACCTCGTAAAATTCAATACTTTTGTAATGGTTACAGATGGTAATTGCATTTACCTCGCAGAGCAAGCGGTTAATTTGCTCAATAGAAGTTGGGCTTTTTTTATGCCTATACTTTTACATATTGGCGGTTGCCTATACGTAGATATTGTGTATGCTCTTCGAGGGTATTTCACCATCTGTAACCAGCGTATATGGCAGCCGCTTTTCGTTTGCCACAAACATATCTTTAAATGGTTACAGATATGAATGAATTAAAGCTATTCCAATCATCTGAATTCGGAAAAATCCGTGCCCTTGAAGTCAACAATCAACCCTATTTCGTTGGCAGAGATGTCGCAATTGCATTAGGATATTCAAATCCTGTTTCTGCAATCTCACAACACGTTGATAATGAGGATAGCGCAAAACACGCTATCCCTGACAATCAAGGATTTAAACAAAGTACAACAATTATCAATGAAAGTGGAGTATATTCTCTTGTATTTGGTAGCAAATTACCCACTGCAAAAGCATTCAAACGTTGGGTGACTTCCGAAGTTTTACCTGCTATCCGCACCACAGGCGGCTACATCTCCACCAAACAAGAAGACACACCAGAAGAAATCATGGCACGTGCGCTAACCATTGCACAAGCCACTCTTGCCAAAAGAGAAGAACGATTAAAGCAGCTCGAAGTTGAAAATGCCCAAAAACAAATTATCATCGAGAGAAAAGACGAGGAAATATCCATAAAGGACGATACTATAAAGATCCTCGCCCCCAAAGGTAAATGTTACGATGAAATCATGTCGAGTGAAGGACTTGTGACGACAAACATGATAGCAGCATTCTTAGGTGTATCGGCTATAAAGCTGAACAAACTACTATGTGAATGGGGAGTTCAATACAGACAATCTTCTGTTTACTTCCTCACGGCCAAATACCGCAGTAAAGGATTTACCAAACATGTCCCCTACCCTTATATGGATAACGGAGTACAGAAATCAAGAGAACACATGTATTGGACCGAATCAGGCAGAAAGTTTGTCATTGAATTGTTCAATACCAAACTCTCGGCATAATATCAGCTATAACCATAAAGTTATTATAAATCCAAAGGGGCGGTTTATCCGCTCCGGAGTTACCCTACCCTAATAGGGTGCTTTTATATGTTTGTTAAATTATAGACGGGGCAGCCGCTTGTGAAAGTAAGCTATCCCACCGGTAGCGGACGTGTCCGGGAGGATTCCCGCTATTCCGAACATCGTTAAACAATAAACTTTTTTTATATGGAAACAACCGAATTAAAACAAGATGAGCAGACAGTAGAAGTAATCGAACATCGTAGCGTCGATACCATGCGTAACGCAGTCATCAGTGGACAGACAAGGGAGTTATTAATCATGTTGGCAGGATTGCGGGATATAGAGAACTCTTTTTGCAACTGGAAGAACAAGTACGGAATTGTATCAGATAATGATACAGATCACTTTATACAACTAACAACCCAATGCGGAACCTTGATACAGGAAAGTATCATTAAGTCTATAAATGACAATTTAGGCCGATTGGATTTTAAGGCGATATGAAACGTAATATTTTAAGCATTAATATAAAGATACCGATGTTTATAATATATCGGATCCCGATTTCCTGAACGTCTCCCTCTCCGAGCTTTCAGGCTAGGTGGAGTATCCAGACGAACGGCAAGCCAAGAGAGAAATTTTTCTAAAATAGAATAAAATAGATATGATTGTTTGCTAATTTGGAAACAAATTATTATCTTTGTAAATATAACAAGAAACGATATGGACGGGCATACGATAACCATAATACTAAGCGATGAGGCGAACAGTTTTGTAAGGCAGCAGCCATTCAAGGCACAGCAGAAGATAGCGTATAATATTCGTAGAGTGCAGAGTGGTCTAATAGAAAAGGACGTTTTCAAGAAATTGGAAAACTCTGATATATGGGAGTTACGGACGCTTTTCAACGGAATTTGTTACCGTCTGTTTGCTTTCTGGGACACCAAGAAAGGGGCTTTGGTAGTGGTTACTCACGGGATAGTGAAAAAGACGCAGAAAACCCCTAAAAAGGAGATAGAAAAGGCAGAGAGAATAAGGAAAGAATATTTTAATGATAAAAAGTAACAGATATGGCAAAGATGAATTTCACACCAGCAGACAAATTGATAGATGATGTATGGGGAAAGGTGGGCACTCCCGAAAGGGACGCTATGGAAGCTCAACTCAAAGATGATTTGCAGGCTTATTACATTGGAGAGGCTATCAAGGCAGAAAGGCTCAAACAGAACCTCACACAGGAGGAATTAGGCAAAAAAGTAGGCGTGAAACGCTCTCAAATTTGTAAGTTGGAGAGCGGTAAGTGTATAATAACACTTCCTACTATGAGCAAAGTTTTTAAGGCTTTGGGAATTACAACGGCCACCCTTGATTTGGGAATAGGCGGAAAGGTTGCTTTGTGGTAAGAATATAAAGCAGGATCCATAACGAGGAGGACGCAAAACGCCCTCCTTTTTTGTCTCCTTATACTTTAAATTTAGATCGTGATTAGGTAATAAATAAACTTAAACGAGTTACAAATGAAATCATTGCTTCATTCATAATCTTTAATTCAAATCCAGACAATACTATCCTACAATCGAGAGATACCGGCTTAAAGATTCTATTTCAGCCCGTATAACGACCTTTTGGAACTCTGCCGGATTGTTCTCCGTATGAGAGGCTTCCAGTGCCTTGTAATAGCTTATTTTGTCCTCGTTGCTGCCTTTGAGATTTACCAGCGTATAACCGTTGCGGAGTAAGTATAGATTCATCAGAAGCCGAGATGTGCGCCCGTTCCCGTCTATAAACGGGTGTATGCGTACCAACTCATCATGAAGGTAAGCCGCAATGAGCACCGGGTGAATGCCTTGTTCCTCCATTTCGGCAAACCTTGTCATAAAAGCTTCCATTTGTGGTTGTATCAAATACGGCTGTGGAGGAACATGTGTACTTCCCGAAATCATAACAGGCACGCACCGATAACGTCCGGCATTATCTCTATCTATGCCATGTAGCACAATAGCGTGTATTTCCTTGATTGTGCGCTCCGATATTTCCATACCTCCCTTTGCAAAGTCCTTTATGTAGTCTATCGCTTCAACGTGGTTAATCGCTTCAAGGTGTTCCCGCATTGACTTTCCGGCGATAGTAACTCCCTCGTTCACTACTAACTCAGTTTCTTGCAGTGTGAGCGTATTTCCCTCGATCCGGTTGCTTTCATAGGTGTATTCAATGGCAAACGCATTCTCTATCTTTTGCAGGGCATCCGGTGGTAATGGGCGCAGCCCCAACAAACGGGCTTTCAACGTGTCGCATTGAAGTAATAGCTTTGTTATTTCCTCGTTCATGGCTTAATCTTTTGACTCAATTACCTTTAACTTCGCTCCACATTTAGGACACGTCAATACAGTAGTATCGATATTGGGGCGTACTTCTTCCGGTGATACAAACAACTCCCACATGGGGACATTTAATGCCTTAGCGATCTTCTCAAGTGTATCTAACTTGGGTTTTATTACTCCATTCACAATATTTCTTGTATTTACGTCAGTAACTCCTATTTGTTTAGACAACCATACCGCAGTCTTACCTTGTTTTGAAAGTAACTCTTTAATCTTCATTTCCATAATGTAAGGTATTACAATATTATTTTCATCAAAGATATGAATAATATTTTGAATATGGCTAAATCATAATGTACCACATTGTTAATTAATGATAAACATAATGTTTTATATGATGAAATATTTGTAAAACATAATCTAATACATTATCTTTATATCATAAAACTAAAACAAAGATATGAAAACGAAAATCAACAAATCGCAACTCTTCAAAATGGCATGGTCAATGTATAAACGCTCTATCTCGGTTCTCGGCCGTGAGTTCTGCCAGTCGTTCAGTGCTTGTTTGAGGAACGCATGGTTTAAGATGAAAGCGGAAGCCCGCAAGGCAGAAAAAGAGGCTCGCCGGTTAATGAAAAAGTCGGGACCCGCACAAAAGCCCGAATCGATTGTATTCGACTCAGCAATGGAAAGAGGTATAATAGAGTATTACAGAAACCAAAGCGGGCGTTATTGCGGAGATTGATACACCAAATACACGTGCTCTTCCAAAACAACAAGAGCGGTGGCCCGGCTATATCACTGTGGAAACAAAAGCCGGGTCACTTTAATAAAAACCAATAGATTAAACCTATTGTCCGTGATACTCCATTTCATTCATATTTCATTTCAAGTTACCAAAAGTTAAACTATTGATTATGAGCAAAATAAGGCTATAAATATTTGGTTAACTCACTGATAATGAGTATCTTTACAATACTAAAAAACAACCCAATTAAAACATAATAGCAATGAAAGCAACAGACCTTTTCAATTATAAAAAAGAAGATTTTGAGACAATAGAATCTTTTTCAAAGAGGGTATATGAAACAGCCAAAAGATACAGAAGTTCATTACACTTTACACCGCAAGAAAGCTACCATGTGTTAGTGATTCTCTCAAAGTATTACAAAGAAAGTGTATCTGACATTCTTTCTGCAATAAGAGACATTGAATTTAGATGTGCTTCAAAAAAATACAGAATACAATGGGTAAAGTGTTTAGCTGACCATTATTTAGTGATAGATAAAAGATAAGTTTAACCAGCAGGGGGAAATCCTTGCACAATATATAAGAGCAATGAACACATATTACAAGTTTGCGCCAAACGTATTTTTGGCAAAGTGCGAAGAAAAGCACGAAAGAGGTGAGGAAATTCTAGTTACAACCAAGTATGGAAAAGAGAATGAAAGTATCGTTTTTAATCTGATATTTGAGCGTGACGGATTCTATTATTACTCCATCGTAAGGGCTGACGGATTCAACGTACAAGAATGGGCAAAACGTAGAGCCGAACGTAGACGTGAATGGTCTGTATCAGCAAATAAAAAAAGTCATGAATATTTCGAAAAGTCAAATAAGGACAGAGATTTTCTTTCACTTGGAGAACCTATTAAAATAGGACATCATAGCGAAAGACGACACAGAAAAGCAATGGCGGATGCTTGGAGAAACATGGGTAAAAGCGTTGAATTTAGCGACAAAGCAACAGAACATGAAAGAGAAGCCGAATACTGGTACAAGCGTGCTACAACCATCAACCTATCTATGCCGGAAAGTATTGACTTTTATGCGCACAAGCTGGAAGAAGCCAAAGAATATCATGAAGGTGTAAAGTCAGGCAAATATCCACGTGAACACTCTTACACTCTTACTTATGCCAAAAAAGCAGTAAATGAAGCTCAAAAGAATTATGATCTTGCAGTAAAATTATGGGGGTAATAAGTGACGAATAATCATTGTTAAATCTAACGGATAAAAATCGTATGCTATCATCGATATTTTACAATCGAAAACTTTCCGCTCATATCTTGACAAGGACAATTTAAGGAATGAGTTAGAAGATATGATTAAACGATTCATTAAACGGACAGAAAAGAAAATCAACGAAAATCTATAAATCATTAGTTATGACACAAAAAGAAGCATTAAAACAATTAGAAAAGTACTGTCATGCTAATCGAATGCATCTAACCGCTTCGTCATTCTCTTATGGGTATTATGCGTTCGTAATACATGACAAATCATTTACCGGGGATAGAGTAATAGAAGGGGGCATTCCATGTCACAGGATAAGCGGGTATCTGAAACCCACAGAATTGTTGATATGGATTGATGGGTATCATGCAGGATTGCAAAATTCAAAACTAAATAAAGGGAATATAGAATGAAATACAAATTCAGAATAATCGAAACCTACTCGAAGGTAGTGGAGGTAGAAGCAGAAAACATGGATTCCGCTCATGAGAAAGTAGAAGAAATGATAAACACAGAAGAAATCGCCCTTACTAACGATGATTTTGAAGACATCGAAATTTACCCTTATGGAAACCAAAACAAGTAAAGCTATATCCCTACTCCACTCCGGCTATTTGAAAGAAGCGTTGGCGATATTCTCTACTTTTCGAGTTGGTTTCTCCAAAGAAGAACGCAGGACATTGAAGATAGCCCACGAATGTCTTTCAGGCAATGCCGGGTTTTATCGACAACTCGGAATTGATACCAGCGCAGAGGTGGAGAAAAGCAAGTCAATTTTGATTGCTAAATACCTGTAAATCAAAAATTTAAATAAAGTTTAAGCGCATGAAATAAAAGATATAACTCATTGGTATTCAATATATTATTTGTATCTTTACATATCAAAAATAACCACTTAAACAATAAGAGCAATGAATAGAGTACAACAAATGACAGCAGAATTGAATCAGATACTACACTCTGACACCTACCAGTTCGAAATCGATACCGAAGATTATGTTTTCGGATTCAAGAAAACCATAAGAAAGCGTACTAAAAATTTAGCAAAAGCTATTCAATTACAAGTTAAGCTAGCTAATGACTGCGGGCGTTTCCTATCCGATACGGTTAGAATAGTAGCCGTAAGAATATATAAGAACGGTGAGTTAAGAAAAGAACTCCGTGCAGAAGAAATAACATCAACGTATAACGGATAAAATACAGAGCAATGGAAATATCAAAGAAATTAACAAGCAAGGAGAGTTTTGCTATTCTACACGAAATAGAAAGTCGCAAATATCCCGGCGGTATAAAATTCTCAGATTGGCAAGAGCAAAAGGAAAAAGCGAAGTTGGACGCAATCAAAAATCTCGTACCCGAAGTTGGACTTGGCTGTACGGTCTGCTATTACTCGGATAAACGAGCGGCAACAGTTACTAAAATTATTTCTCCATGCAAGATTGAGGTTACTTTCAATCAAACCAAATGTATAGACTATTATGCCAGCGAATATGAAGTCCTACCAGAATTGGAAGGAGCACCAAAAGTGTTCACCAAAAGAAGGAATGGATATTGGGTAGCAGAAGGGCAGCATTACAAAGATGGAGTTCTGCTTATGTTGCATTATCAAAATCACTATATAGATCCACATTTTTAGCATTAAAAGCAATGAAAGCAAATAAAATTGTGTTTCTATACCAGCCTTGTATGGTAATTGTATGTGAATCAATAGAGACCCCTAATTCCACAGACCCAGAAACAAACGATTTGAGGGAATATGCTAGAATAGTGAGGTTTTCATATGAAACAAAATTTTTCCCTGAGTTTGAGTTTCTTCCTGCCGGTTCAATCGAATGGACTAAACATGCAGATATGCTTAGTAAAAAACAGAGAGACAGCATAGAAAGATGTTCCCAGCGATTGCGATATGAAGACAAAGATCGGATTGATTATTTCGCTAAGCTAAAAGAAACGAGTATCAAATCACATAAATCATGAGCAATGAGAACAGCAACATTGAAAGAGCCATATAAAGGCTATAGAAACATAATTCTAATCGAATATTGGCCGAACATACATAAATGGGAAGTCGAGATTTGTGGAAGTGGTAAACATATTTTTGTATATGAAGAAGAATTTGAGGAGGATTAAGCCATGACATACGAAGATTTGAAAGAAGAAGATGTTAATAAGATGCGGAATCTTAATCGCAAGAATCACTACTGTCTATCTTGCAAAGAATTGGAATCACTTGCCAAGAAACATCAAAACCATCGCAAAATTGGTGATGAATATACCTGTTTACTTATAGAATATCGATTAACTGATATAAATTTCCATACCGAAGCGTCATTGTTACACGCTGGAGAATATGAAAAAGTCATAGAAATAATAAAAACGTGGTAGTTTAGACAATTTTAGCACTAAAAGTGCATGAATTTCATATACTTTTTATATATTTACACCGTAAAAAGAACAAAAAAAATGAAGATTTTTACATCGTATTTCGGGAATAGCCGAAAATTGAAAGAAGCTGGAATTAAAATTATTTGCGTAGCCATTGGTAAACCCAGATTTATAGCTGGTATTCCACAAATGCTGAATGTTTGCCCGACTCGTTATATGGTAAGTGGACCTTGTTCCCACGATGAATACCTAAAACTTTACGACAGAATATTGGCAAGCCAAGATGCGAACCAAGTCGTGAAACAAATTGAAATGTTAAGCGGAGGAAAAGACGTTGCTCTTTGTTGCTACGAAAAACCGGGTGATTTCTGCCATCGCCATATTTTGGCAAAATGGATCACAGAAAATACTGGTATTGAAATCACAGAATTTGGAGTTGTTGAGAAGAAAGAGCCCAATTATGAACAAGCGAGTTTGTTTTGAAAATAATGCCAACCATCAATAGCGTTTGATGGGATGCTGTCAGATTTGCCAAGCAAGCGGTGGTTTGACAGCATTGGTTTGGTTGAATGGCGAAGTGATTAACGCAACGGTCTGCAAAACCGTTATTCGTGGGTTTGAATCCCACTTCAACCTCAGAGATAAGAAATAACGACCAAAGTACAAGGAAGGGCAGTGAAAATTCTGATAAACGGTTTACAGGCTGCCCATATTGCGGAAATAGCTCATCGGTCAGAGCGTTGGCATTCCAGCCAAAGAGTGGGGTTCGATTCCCTGTTTCCGCTCAACCCTTAGTAGCGATAAGCAAAAGCAAGAACATTAAAACTTGTGCAGTTTACGGGGTGATAGAAATTGCTATCTGACACGACTGAAAGAAGCCGAAGAATTGCATAAGTGTTCTTGTAAGTAGCTTGAAGAATGATTGAATTTGTGTTTAAGTCTGCCGGGAATACGCTCGGCAGATTTAACACAAAATGTATATGAAGTTATATACAACCCAAGAATATGTACGATAAAGGACTAATAAGAGCATGCGAAAACTCTGGTTGCGGTTGGAAGTGTTGTTCGTTCGGATCGGACGGACATATTGTTATTCTACCCCATGAATTTACTGGACACGAACAGGAAATATCCCATTTACAAATTATAGATAATGATTATTTTGGCGGTAAAAAGGTAAAATGTATCGCTAAAAACTGCAAATCATGTGATAACGGCTATAAACCTATCATGTGTCGTACCTATCCATTGTGGATAAAATCAGTGAAGAAAGGCTTTGTTTTTCGTAGTGGTAAGTGCCCTTTGAAGAATGAACAACTAACTAAGCATAAAGAGTTTGTATTAGGTATTTTTGAAAATTACAGAAGAAAATTACTACCTCAAACAGATATTGATGTATTCCTATCTAAAGCATGGATAGACAGATATGATCCTTTGTTTCCCACTGATATAGGAAGCATTGAGTGTAAGATGGAAATCAAAACGCTGTCCATGTCTGACATTTCTGAAATTGAAGCAATGGAACAAACCATGCTCTCGAATCCTGAAACCTGCTTTGCATCAGAACCACAGGATATAACTAAATGTTTGCAATCCGGTTGCAGTTATGGCTTATTGCTAGACGGTTCTCTTGTAGCCTATTCGCTTGCTTATTTTACGGAATACGGTACGGCATACGTCGACAAATGTTTTGTCTGTTCTGGTTACAGAGGGCATGGATTCCAGTACCTCCTTCTCAATGCGAATATCGCAAAATTGGTTTCTAATGGTGCACAAGAGATATTTGCAATGACCTCTTCTAAAAATGAAGCAAGCATAAAAAGTTTCACCAATGTCGGGTTCTCATTCAAACGAGATACGAAATACAAAGGAGCTGAACGTATCATTTTAAAATGGGAGCTATGAAAGTAATCATATATACTGATAATGTTATAAAGAACATCAAGAAAGCGGAAACGCTTGTGAATGTCCCTGTCTCTCTCATGTTCAAAGACTTCTATGAGGATATTTGGAGACATATCCATTATAGGGTTGATAATGACATTTTCTCGCTTCACTTTGAAGATAGCGTGTGCTACTCTATTGGAAAAGCAATTCATAATCAGAAAGGGGCAGTAACTGTTACTGCGTATGAAGCAATGGATTGTGTAGTAAATAAGGGTATTAAAAAAATATATATTCCCATCAATGCTTTCGACAACAGAGAGGGAGTAAGCCTATTTGAAGCAAGACAGATTGCTAATACGGTTCGTAAATGCGATGATAGTTCCCACGCTTATGGTATGATTACTTCCGGTTGCCTAAATGGAAATAGGCCGAATATGCAACGATTGTGTGAAATATGGTCTAAGCTGAATAGTTATATTGAATCTATCAGTTTAGGTGGCAGTTTTTGGTTAGGGCAGAATGAAGATCTACCTAAATTCATAAGCGATGTGCGCATTGGAGAATATATGCTATTTGGCACAATCCCATATAACAGCGATGATGAAAAGTTAGGGTTAAATGGTATCGAGTTGCATACAGAAGTTATCGGCATTTACCCTGAGCGGAATCAAATACTACTTGATTGCGGTTATTCAATGGCTGATATGGGAGAATGTCGTTGCCTTGATAACCATTTGGACTTTTCTAACAGCTCAAGCGAATACACGATAATGAAAGTATACGGCGACAGTTCTGATTATTGTATCGGAGACATTGTTACATTCATTCCCAATTATAAATCCTTAGTCAAGTTGAGGTATGCAGAACATGAATATAGATAAGCCGTGGATTGATTACATTGCCAACCGCACGTTTGGCATGGAATTGGAGTTTGCCGATGGAGACAAACAACGCATTTCCCTTCCAGTTGGTTATAAATGGACGGACAACAAGCTAACCATGATGAATAACTCGGACGGTTCGGCTGTCACACACCACGGTCAATTTGGTGGCGAGATAAACACTCGTCCATACCATTATTGTGTGGAAGACTTACAGGAGTTGAAAGGCTTCATCAAAACAATGAAAGATGCAGGAAGTTACCTCATGTGGAATGAAGGCTTTGACGCACATCTGTATATCAAAGATATGGATTTGAATGTTATCAAGCGTATGTTTGTCCTTTCCTACTATACAGCATATCCAATCAAGCGGATATTCGATATAGCCGAGTGGTGGGAAACAAAATACCTCGTGCCAAGCCCTCCATATGATGTGGTGAAACGTGTGCTAGAAGCTGATAATATCGACAACCTACTAAAAGTATTCAACAATGGTTCAGACAGGGGACATATCAGGTATTGGCTCAATTTATGTTCCATTGCCAAGATTGGCACGGCAGAGTTCAGAATCTTCAACAGTTCATGGAACTTTGATAAAGTATTGGAGACAATCAAATTCATGTATTCATTTGTAGAGTATGCCTACCTGAATGAAAATATAGAAGAGTATAAGCAACTCTCCACAATTGATAAGTGTCTTGAGGTGTTTCATATTGACTATTCCAAAGTTCCCCAAAGACATAAACCGCTACTTTGGGCGGCAGAACACTCGGATAATGTTACGGTAGTAGGCTCTATGTTCAAGAAGTCAAACCGGATGCTTTCTTTCATCAAAAAAGAGGCTTCAAGATTTGATGTCGCCCATGTGGTAAACTCATACTACATGGATATAGAACAAGTGCTTACTAACCGTGAGATAAAGGTATATACGAAAGAGTATTTTATCTATCTTATGTATAAAGCTATTAAGGGAGAGATAAAAGAGCTACGTTTCAACGACGAGTATAGTTTCATGGATTTACAGTCGGACAATCCTTCCGAAATGGTAGCTGTTATTCATCTTTTCAATGCCATAAAAAAGCATAAGAACTCACAGGATATTTACCATAAGTCACTATATGATGACTTCGTGTCCCGTTTGGATTACTACAAGAAGAAATACACAGAACGTTATCAGAAACTCGTTGATAATCTGAAATCAAAGAACATTGAAGTTCTGTATTGTGCTGATATTTCGGATGCTATACTTAATTGCAATGAAAATGATATTTTGATTTATCAGAATGAGTTTCATTCCGGTATGAAAGCTACAAGCAATGCTTTACAACGCTTCTTGTTGAATGATTTCGGTTGGCAAGAAAGAATCCGTACAAAATATTCTGAGATAGATGAAGAGCAGGTGAATTACATGGCATTGTCGCAACATGGTTTCATGGGACGCAGAGAGGTATTCAAAGACCAGAGAACTTATATTTATTCCAATGTAAGTAGTACTGGTGATAGCAGTTTTAATAAACGTGCTATTACTCCATTAAAGTACAAACGTTTACCAGATGATTATTCCATTTCTGAAAATAGCAAATTTCGTTTTATGCGTGCTTCTATGTCAGAGATAGATTATCTACGTATGATATATTTGAAGAAAGGTATAGTATTAGGCTCGGCTCCATTCTGCTATTTATGGTTCTTAGATAATTACGTATTTGGAGCTTGTATGTTTGATTTCTTAAAAGTCAGCAAATACGGCATGGATGCAGTTTGGATGAAATCAGATTTTGTGATAGACCATACCATACCAAAGCTAAGCAGATTACTTATTACAGGTGTGCTTTCAACTGAATTTAAAGAGGAATTGAATATAAGATACAAGCATGAATGTGGTATAATTGCCACTTCTGTGTTTACTGATAAGCCCGTAAGTATGAAGTATCGGGGAGTATTCAAGTTACATGAAAGATGCGTTGGTAAACTTCACTATATTCAAGATTCAGGTATTCGTGGAAATTTAGATGAGATTTTAAAAGCATTTGTACAGAAATATGGTAACGAACCTAGAAAGGAGTAACATGAAAAAATTTAAAATTGAGGAAGTTCAACTCTCTGACATTAAATTTGTCAAGAAGAATGCTCATTTTATGAGCAATGACACATTTAATGCACTTGTTAATAATATCCGTAGAGATGGGCAGCTTTCATCTGTTCCATTTTGTGTAAAGCATAATGATGGTACATATACAGTTGTCAGTGGTAATCATAGAACACAGGCAGCAAAGATGGCAGGTCTTACTTCTATTCACGTAATGTATATTGATGAGAATAACACTTCCAACGATTGGCTATTAGCGACACAACTCAGTCACAACAGTATTGTTGGTCAAGACGATGCGGAGGTATTAAAACAGCTACTTGATGAAATAACTGATGTTGCCTTAAAAGAATACGCACACATCAGTAACGAAGTATTGGAAAGTGTAAAGGATATTAATTACACAGTAGAAATGCCGAATAACGAAATTGTCCCTGTAACGCTGATGTTCATAGACACGCAGAAAGCATCATTCGACAAACTCATGGAAACGCTAGAGTGTTATTCGGAAAAAGAGTTGGGAAATCTTACTCTTGTAGATATGGAAACCATGCACCATTTAAATGAAATCAGTGCAAAAGTCCAAGCGAAATATAAAATCAAGGCTCAGGCATTAAGCATTTGTAAGATGTTGGAAATAGTAAATAACGTATTGGAGGTAAATAAAGATGGGACAGAAGTTTAGGATTCCTGTAAAGAAAAAGAAAGAGATTTTTCTGAATGCACTTGATGCAAGACTGCTTAACGTTACGAAAGCGTGTGAGGCAGCCGGAATATCTCGTTCCATTGCATACAAGTGGAAAGAGAAAGATGAAGAGTTTAGGAAGCAATGGGAGGAAGTAGAAGAAGCGTTTAAAGATAAATTAGAAACTGTTATGTTCTCAAAGGCTTTGACAGAACAAGACAACACAATGCTCATTTGGCTTAGTAAGACCAAAATGCGAGAGAGAGGATATGTTGAGAGGCTGGAACAGGAGGTTACTGTCAATCCATTTGAGAAACTGATGCAAGAATTGCCTGATGATGAGGAATGAGCCATGTACGCAAGGACATACGCTACTTAAAGTCATGGATAGAAGACTGGAATAGGTTTTGCCGTGACGTTTTGAAGGTTCGTTTAGACAGCGAGCAGCAATCTATCATATCCTCTGTCCAGCACAATCCTATGACAGCTGTTGCATCAGGTACAGCTCGTGGTAAGGACTTCGTTGCAGCATGTGCTGCTATGTGTTTTATGTACCTCACTCCACGTTGGAAAGATGGCAAATTATCCAAGAATACAAAAATTGCCATGACTGCACCAACAGCAAGGCAGGTACAGAATATTATGATCCCGGAAATCTCACGCTTGTACAGAAATGCAGTTTTTCTTCCGGGAAGATTGTTGTCTTCGGGTATAAAGACTGATTATGAAGAATGGTTCCTGACGGGGTTTAAGGCTGGTGATGACAATACTGAAGCATGGTCTGGGTTCCACGCTGTGAATACAATGTTCGTCGTTACTGAAGCATCGGGTATTTCAGAAGCAACATATAATGCTATTGAAGGTAACTTACAAGGAAATTCCCGTTTACTCATCGTGTTTAATCCCAACATAACTACGGGTTATGCCGCACGAGCTATGAAATCCAATCGATTTGCGAAGTTCCGGTTAAACTCACTCAATGCAGAGAATGTAGTCAAAAGGAAATTAGTCATTCCCGGTCAAGTAGATTATGAATGGGTAAAAGATAAAGTGATAAATTGGTGTTCTCCCATTCAGAAGGCAGATTTTAATGAAGGAGAAGGTGATTTTAAGTGGGAAGATGGTCTATACCGACCTAATGACCTTTTTCGTGTCAAGGTACTTGGTATGTTTCCAAAAGTCTCCGAAGATGTACTTATTCCGTATGAATGGATAGAGCTTGCAAATGATAATTGGAATCGTTTACAAGAAGAAGGTTTTACACCGTCTAAATCATGTAAGATTGGTTCTGATGTTGCTGGTATGGGTCGAGATGAAAGTGTACTTTGCCCTCGATACGGAAACTATGTCCCTAAATTTGAAATTCACCAATCTGCTGGAAAAGCGGATCACATGCATGTCGCAGGAATGCACATCATATATCTTTCTGACAAAAAATCCAAAGCGTACATCGATACAATAGGAGAAGGAGCTGGAGTATATTCTCGACTGGAAGAACTCGGATATAGGAATGTCTATTCTTGCAAGTATTCCGAGAGTGCAAAAGGCTTGCATGACCTTACCGGACAATATGAATTTGCCAATATGCGAGCTTACTGCTATTGGTCTTTACGTGATTGGCTTAACCCTAAGAACGGTTTTGGGGCGGCTATTCCCCCTTGTGATAAACTCATGGAGGAAGCAACCGAAACACACTGGAAGTTCCAAAGCGATGGACGGATTATAATTGAACCGAAAGAAGAAATCAAGAAACGTATCAAACGTTCGCCAGACTATATGGATGCACTTGCTAATACATTTTATCCATTTGACTATGATTTTATTAGTGACGAAGAATTACTAAAAGACTTTTTATGATCGCTATAAACCTCTATCTTTGCATCGAAGACTGTCTTATTATTTATTAATAATTGCAGTTTTCATTGCTCTTATGTACGCCGGCTTGTGAAAGTCGGCGTTTTTGATATTACAATATCCAAGTTACCAAAAGTTAAACTCTTGATTATGAGTAAAATAAGGCTGCAAATATTTGGTTAACTCACTGATAATGAGTATCTTTACAATACTAAAACAAACCAATATTACTAACAATTAAAAGACAAAGAGCAATGAGTACTGTAGACAAATCAAAAATTAAAGCATTTTTCTCTGACATCGGAAAAATGCTTACGGTAAATGGCGATTACATTTTAGTAGATGATAATATGGAGCTTCAAAGCTGGTGTATTTACACCGTAAAGAATGGTAAGCTCTATGATAACATATCTTTCGATATGGAGCCAAGAGCCTATAATAAAGATGATTTTAATGATCTTAAAGATTATTCAGAGGGTATGCAATTCGCTTTACTTACTAAACAATTTGAATCTTATTATCCTGATTAACAAGTAAAATAAGAGTAATGAAACATTCAGAAGAACAAATAAAAGAAATAATGTTAGCCTTATACGAACAACTTGGCAGACATAGATTTGTAGTTATGACAGGATCAAAATTTACTGGTTACATGGAGAATGAATCTGGTGACCTAGAGCAGGTTATTAAATTGAGCAAAAATAAATCTGGCGCAGATAAATTAATTATTACTTATGAAGAAGGTAAGGATACTTATTCTATGAGATTCATCAAATCCCCGAAATTAAACAAAAAGACTTTTTCTTTTTCCGAGGCCAAAGAGGTCTTCTTTTTGAGTGATATTTATGCTGAACAGTTGCAAGAAGTGTTTACACAAGTGACAGGCTTATATACTCATCTTTAAACATAAAATCGATGAAAGCAAACAATCCTAACTACAAATTCGAAATAGCATAACTAAATACATAAGAGCAATGAAAAAGAAAGCAGTAGAATACAGCATAACAGCAAAAAAACAAGATTTTGAAGTTGTCAAAGTTTATTCTTCTATAGACTCTGCTAATTTCGCAAGAAAGTTCTATCATGAAGATATTCTTATTTACGAAAGTGCATTCATTATATTGATGAACAAAGCCTGCAATATAACCGGGTATGCTAAAATCTCTCAAGGAGGAATATGCGGAACACCAGTTGACAAAAGATTGATTGCCAAATATGCTATTGAGACTCTCTCTGCTGGTGTCATATTCGTTCATAATCACCCAAGCGGTAACAAAAACCCTAGTAATGAGGATATAAAAATGACTAACTCCCTTAAAAATATATTGAAATTGTTCGATATAAAATTATTAGACAGTATTATTCTAACTGAAAATGATTATCTTTCAATGAGTGATGAATGCCTTATATAGTATCTAATCTGCAACCTCACACGCAATTTTCAGATTCACTGACGAAGCAATCTTTGCCATTCTCAATAGAATAACTGGATAATAACGCAAATTCACTTCCACTCGCCTTTGGTTACTTGATGATAAATCACTCATTCCCAACTATCTTGTTTTTGTATTACTTTGTCTTATTTTATTATCCTCTTTTCTTAAAAAAAATAAAACTCGATCAATATTTTATTGAAAGGTATATGAAATTCATATACTTTACTGTATATTTGCAAAAAGCGTATGAAGATGTACGCCACCCGACTTGTCGTAAACACCTGTTTGTCCGTTTAGGCGGAGGCACATCTGAAAGAAGATGCGAATAGTCTGCTGGCTACATTGCTACGCAGACTATTTTTTTGTTTAAACCTAAATGAAATGAACAGACAACAGCAAGTTTTCGTAAGGTTGAAACTTAAAGCGAAGGCGTTAGGGTTCAACGCAAAGGAATTGAAGGGTATCGCCGCCAAGATTGCCGATAACCTGAAATCCGCAGAAGATGCCTCAGAAGAGGATGTAAACGCAGAAATCGACGAGCAGATAGAAGCGGTTCTCCCTTACCTCACTTTCGGCCAGTCGCAAGCCAACCGTTTGCTTGACGAATGGAAGAAAAAACACCCCGAATCAGAAGAAGAAGATGATGATGATGACGACGTTGACGATGACACGTCAAAAGGCGGCTCTCGTCCAGCTGGTTCAAACAAGAAAAATCCCAACAACAAAGGAAATGAACAAGACGAAGAACCCGCATGGTTTAAGTCTTTCAGAGAGCAACAGGAAGCCCGTTTTGCAGCATTGGAAGGTGAAAAAGTTTCTAACTTGCGTAAAGCAAAACTTGAAGCCCTGCTGAAAGACACTGGAACATTCGGTTCAAGTACCTTGAAAAGCTTCTCTAAGATGAACTTTGAAAGTGATGACGATTTCGAGGAGTTCTATTCAGATGTTGAGGAAGACCTGAAGAATTACAATCAAGAGCGTGCAGATGCAGGTTTGGCAACATTGGCAACCCCTCCTGCTGCCGGAAGTAAAGGTTCGGGTAAACAAGACGAAGTATTAACCGACAAAGAAGTTGAAGATTTAGTCAACACTTTCTAAGTCAAAAAAGAAATTGTAACAATGGGTGCAACAGCAAATTTATCAAGCGAAATGGAAGTTCTCAATGCCGGAATGGATTCTGTCGTAATCCGGCATTATGTAGCTGGCATTATCGGAGGTCGTACTCTTGACGTATCAAATTATAACCTTCCGGTTATTAAAGCCGGGCACGTTGTTATTCGTGATCCGTCAACAGACACGTACAAACCTATGCCCGTAAAATCATCTGGTGATGGATACGACTCACTTCCCAGTTCTCATGAATATGTAGGAGTAGTTGTATGTACAAAACCAACTAGTGAACCATTGGTTGGTATTATGTATAGTGGCGAAGTCAATGATTTGGCGAGTCCATACCCCATAGACGACATAAAAGCGGCTATGAAAACGGCATTGCCAACTCTTGTATTCTTACACGATTAATGTAGAAAGGAGGTAAAAAATGAAAGAATCACTATTTATTGAATACATCAGAAAGATTTTCCCGAAACTTCAAACCATCATCGAGAGAATCAATGGTAAGCGAGGCAATCAGCTTACATATCTTCACAAGACAATGCTTCGCAAAGAATATTCCGCAGACCAAAAGTGGGAAAGTGCATCAGTTAACACAACTTATGTTGCGGCCGACATGGTAGCAATGGACTCACCTCTCCCTCCTAAGATGAGAGACTCCATTGCTCACGCAAATGGTACATTGCCAAAGGTCGGAATGAAAAAAATTCTTCGTGAGACTCAGATCAACACAATCAACATCATGAAAGCTCAAGGAGCTGCGTTCACTAATATAGCTAACAAGCTAACCAACGATGCGGTAGCTTGCTCTGTTGGTATCGATGAAAAGAACGAAGCAAACTTTTTAACTGCTTTATCTGATGGAGTTGTAATCGTTGAAGATGAAAACAATACAGGAACTGGATTGCGCATAAATTTCAACTATTTACCGCAAAATAGCTTTGGTGTAGAAACAGCTGGAACTATTTCTTCTGATGACATAAAGCGTGTTATTGCAAAAGCTGACGCAGATGGTAACTCAATTACAACGATAGCAATCTCGTTATCGACTTACAATAAAATGAGACAAGAACAATGGGCAAAAGAATTGGTTGCCAACTATCGAGGTCAGACATTCGACAGCAACACTAAGTTACCTGTTCCTACTGCTACATTGTTTGACGAAGCATTTGCCGATGACAACAACGGAATTACATTCTTAAAGATTGACCGTACAGTCATTTCTGAGAAAAATGGTAAACGCATTCCGTACAAACCGTGGAATGCGAACAAACTAATATTCCTTACTACACAAGAAGTTGGCGCATTGGTTTGGGGCACACTTGCAGAAGTTACTAATCCCGTAGCAGGAGTAATTTATTCCACGGTAGATGAATACAAACTTATCAGCAAGTATTCTAAAAATGATCCTTTGCAGGAATTTACAAGTGGTCAAGCATTAGTTCTCCCTGTTATTGAAAACGTAGACCAAATCTACTCTCTTGACATCTCAGAGGCTCAAACGATTGACACTACCGAAGAGGGAAAAGATTCTACCGATAAGAACATCACCATTTGGGGACAAGCTTACATAAAAGCAAACTTCGTCGCAGAGTTCAATAAAATAACCGGTAAAAACTTATCGACGACTATTCCAGACGATAAGTTAATTGCTGCTGTAAACAAATTGAATGATGCCGATGAAGCTAAGCTCAAAAAAGCTGTTGAATCATATAAAACAACAAATGGAGATAGTTAAGCCATGAAGACAATTCAGCAAGCTCTTATAGACGAAATACATTACCCTATTCCAGAAGGTTTTGTAGAGAATGTGATGATAAAACGCAAACTCAATCCAGTTGGTGATTGCGATTCAGATACAATGAACTCAAAGGAGTATATGGGAGCTTTGGCTGATTGTCTTTGGTCTTTAGTTCAGGCTATCAATTTTTCTGAAGCAGACAAGTCTTTCGGTTCTTTATCAGATAAAGACAAAGAACGTATTCTGTTACGTGTTAACTCAATCTATAATGCCATTGGTGAACCTTCGGTAGAGTTGGAGGCAAAGCCAATGGTATATATAGGTGACTGCCTTTTGTAATATGTCAGTAATAAGACTATATCCACACAGATTGCAGTACCTCGTATCAAAAGATGGTTACGAGGATAGCAATGGTGATTATCATGAAGGAGAAACTAACTGGGAAGGCTGTATTGAATGCGACGCAGTTCCTGCTGGTAAAGCCTCTGAAAAAGAGTTTGACGATGGTATTGTAAGAAGCTATTCATATACAGTTTATCTACGTGCAAATTGTCGAACATTCATGATCGGTGACAGGATTAAGATACATCTGCTTGAAGGAATTGAAAGGGAGTTTAGTGTGAAAGGTTTCCATCGCTACCAGAAACAATGTAAACTATGGGTATAAGAATGACCACCAAGCTAAGCGAAGTGCATGACATGCTCATGAGAGAAGCAGAGCGTGTCGAGCGTCTTACTATTCGTGCTTTATCCAAACTTGGCGAACAATGCGTTACAAAAATTCGTGATAGAGCAGGTGATAAAAGTTGGTACGACCAAACAGGCAACTTGCGTAGTTCGGTTGGATATGTGATTGCTCATAATAAGAACATCATTCAATACTCAACTTTCAACCAAGTGAATCAAGGTTCAGAAGGTGTAAAAACAGGTAAAGACTTAGCGAAAGAACTTGCTAAAAGATATTCTAATAACTATGTACTTATCGTAGTCGCCGGAATGAACTATGCTGAATTTGTAGAAGCGATGGATAATAAAGACGTACTTGCATCAACCGAACTTTGGGCAAGAGAACAAGTTCCATTGATGCTTGAAAAACTTAAAAGACAGATTGCGAAATAATGAAATCCGATATTGAAATAGCTAAGTTCGTTTATCACAAAATTAAAGGTACAGAACTCGAACGTAATGTCTCCGGTAAATTGAGTGACAGAGGAAGGCCCAACAAATCTGATAAAGAAGATATAGTCATATCTGTTCTTGCAAATGAAGGTTGCGGGCAAATACAACGAGCCTATGTGAATGTCAATATATATGTCAAAGACTTATGGGACTCTGAAACCAAAACATGGGAAAAAGATTCAATCCGAATTCGTGAATTATGCGAACTATCGAAGTTTTTATTCTCTATACGAAAAGACGAATATCATACGGTTCCATCACAATGCAGTCAAAAAACTGATTCAACAGGAGTTTCATTTGAAGACGGACATACAGAGCATTTCATTAATAACAAACTGTACATAGAGATAAATAACGAATAAATTTTTAATATAAATTAGGTATATCATGGCAGTAATAGGATGGGGTAAGCCCCGTGTATTTATAAAAGATTTGGATGCTTCTGCTCCTAAATGGGAGGAATTACCTACCCCTGTGGAAGATTCTACACAGTTGACAACAACAAAAGGAGATAAACAAGAAGCAAAAATCGAAGGAGGCGAAAATGAGGATGTAAAGTATGGAAAGAATACCTATGCTTTGGCATTGAACATTCGTGCCGCAAAAGGACGTAAGCGTCCTGTAAGTGATAGCGATGGTGTTGTTGCACACAATTATGCTGTTGTTGTTCAACCGGAAGACCCAGAAGTTCAAGGTTTCTGCATGGAGAAAACGACAGTTTCCGTTGAAGACACTTTTACTTCTGCTGACGGTGGTGTTTGGGCATACACTTTTGATGCGTTGAAAGCAGCCGCCGATAAAAAACAAATTCAGTGGGGTAAAATCATCGTGACGGAATCCGGTGGAAACATCAGTAAAATTGAATGCGATCCTGAAGATGAGTCTGGAGACGGTGATAAATTCGAAGTAGCTCCTAATCCAAGTGTTGGTGGATAATTCAATAGGTTGTAGATAGAGCCAAACGTGGGGGCTTCGTACCCACGTGTTCTGCGTATCTAGTGTAACGGTAGCACATATACACTCCATGTATAAAGTTGTGGTTCGACCCCACAGTTGCGCTCAATATAATTTATTTTGCATGGACAAAGAAGGGAAAATAATAGAAATGGATATTGCAGATACTATCATGGAAAGACCTTATGAGTTCCATATAGGAGAAATGCAATTCTACTTATACCCTGCCACATTGGGTAAAATATACCTTTTATCACGTCTTACCGAAAATTTAGAAATAAATAAAGACTTCCTTTCTATAAATCCATATATGGAAGCATTACGATTATGCGATTCCAAAAGAGATATTATATGCAAAATATTGTCTTACCATACATTCGATAAAAAGGAAGAATTATTCAATAGCCACCTAATAAATGAAAGACGAAAGCTATTTGAAGACAACCTATCGAATGAAGAACTTGCTCAACTATTCATAATAGTGTTATCAAAGGATAACATTGACCAGTTTATTCAACACTTTAAGATTGATATTGAGAAAAAAGAACAAGAAAAAATATCAAGAATCAAGAAAAAGAAGTGTAACACTATAACCTTTGGAGGTAAAAGTATTTATGGTACTTTGATAGATATAGCCTGCGAACGCTATTGCTGGACTATGGACTATGTTGTATGGGGTATTAGTTATGCCAACCTGCATATGTTACTTAATGATTACATAACATCTATATACCTTACTGACGACGAGATAAAGAAATATCATATATCTACGGACCGAACATTTATAAACGGGGACGATCCTAAAAATATGGATAAAATAAAAGGCATGAAGTGGGACTAAAACTCAATGAATTTACCTCGGTCGTATTCACTATAAGAAAAACATATATTATGTAAAAGTGCGTTATTATCCTCGTCAACATTAATTACTTTATATCCATAAAAATAAAACATAGGCCATGTAAAGCCGTCAGGTTTATAAAGTATTACAGCCAAATATACCCCTGTTTTTATGTCCTCAAAAATATTTATTCCAGAAAACGTGTCAGATGTATATGCGGGAGTCAACTCATTACCCAACTTATCTCTTAAAACTTGAGAATCGCCGTACTCCATTGTAGACATATAGCTGTCATCAAAGTCTCTTGCTGTTTCATATTCATATAAGCGAACCAAAGAAGGAGATGCAATTTTATTATCACATTTTACATTAATCATTACTGATAATATCTCAGGATCATTATCTGAGCAAGATGTAATGGATAAAGCACAAACTATGATTAGCAAAAACTTTCTCATAATTCTAAAATTTGTATTAGTTACGTTTGTCATTTTTCTAATTCATTTTTCTTTGCAAGCCAATAATTCGCCTCTTTCAATGCCAAATCAAGACCCTCTTTAAGACCATCGGCATAATTAAAAATATCATCGATAGTCTCAATGTCAATCCATTCATTCGTCTTGTAGTTATCCTTTGGCAAGCATATTTTTTTACTCCGTTTCCCTATATAAATGCGGCAAATCCACCACCATGTACTACCATCTATGTTCACGGAAAAATAAGTCTTGTAGTCGTTATATTGAATACGAGATACATCTACATACTTCCTCAATATACTGCGCACAATGTTATAGGCATCTATCTCCTCTTGTGTAGTAACTATACCTTTTTCTCGGTCTTGAAATACTACACCATCGGGAAGTTTTTCTTCATTCATTTCGTTCGGCTGTTGATTTTCATTCTCAACCCCCTGTGGCATTTGCTTTTCCTCCTTATTCTCATTCTTCATAGCCACATTCAAACGGTCGGATATAATATCGTTAATCACCGAAGCAATGGATTTCTTAACAATAGGTCTATATTGGTCCACAAGTTTTGCCGTATATTTCCCATCATTAAGATTACGGACAAAATAACGTGTAAATTCATCGTCCGGCATTTGGAAATTACGATTAAGCATTTCTTTTACTTGTATCGTGATTTGTAACTCTTGTGCCGTACTCAATATATCTTGCTCATTATAATAAGACTTATGAAACTTTTTCAGTTGCTCAATATCGTTGTCCGATAAATCAAGCATATTCACCACAAGGAACGGCTTTTCGTCCATTATGTTCACCTTTTCTAAATCTGTATAAAAGCGATATTCTATTCCATTCGTCAAGACCCCAAACCTAGCCTTTGAAGCGACAAAATATCTTTGTAACTGAGTGTCATGTAAATTCAAGTTTTGTTTACAATGCTTGCATTCTATAAGTAGTATAGGATTTTCGTCCTTCATTATGGCATAGTCTATTTTTTCGCCTTTCCTCTTAACTAAGTCACAATCCATTTCCGGTACAACCTCAAAGGGATTGAATACATCATATCCCAATGCTGCTATCACAGGCATTACAAAAGAGGTTTTTGTCGCTTCTTCCGTTGCTATGCTATCCTTCTGTTTAGCAATTTTCTCTACAATCTGTTGAATTGTATCTTTGAAATCCATATCTTATGCTGTTAAGATTGTTTCGTCAAAAGTATAATACAATAATCATTTATTAAAATATTTATACTCACACATTAGTTAAACTTTATTAACTCTATTCTATTTTATCAAAAGTATATGAATTTCATACACTTTTGTATATTTGCAAATGATGTGATGTTACATCTACCCATTTTAATCGAAAAGACTCATGGCCGGACTTCATTTTGATATAACAGGCGACAATTCTAATTTTCTTCGTAAACTACGAGAAGTAGAAACCGGAGTAACCAATACTTCTAAGGAAATAGAAAAAAATGGATTGGGCATAGAAGATATGTTCAACAAAATGACGAAAGCAGCTGCAGCTTTTGGGGCTGGCTTTACAGCAAAAGAACTTATCCAAAATATTATACAAGTAAGAGGTGAATTTCAACAATTAGAGGTCGCCTTTACCACTATGCTTGGAAGTAGTGAAAAGGCAAACGTCCTTATGGCTCAGCTCACAGAAACAGCCGCCAAAACTCCATTCGATCTACAAGGTGTTGCCAATGGAGCTCGTCAATTACTGGCTTACGGTACTTCTGCCGAAGATGTTAACGAGACTCTTATACGATTAGGGAACATTGCAGCTGGACTTTCACAACCTTTGGGAGACTTAGTATATCTCTATGGTACAACTATGACACAAGGTCGACTTTATACACAGGACCTAAACCAATTCACTGGACGAGGTATTCCAATGATAAAAGAACTTGCCAAAGAATTTGGAGTAGCTGAAAGTGAAATCAAAGGAATGGTAGAAGCTGGTATGATAGGGTTTCCAGAGGTTCAGAAAGTCATACAGAACCTTACCAACGAGGGTGGTATGTTCTTTAACTTAATGCAAGAACAAAGCAAAACCATTACCGGACAGATTTCTAACATAGGAGATAGTTTCTCGATGATGTTGAACGAGATCGGCAAAGCGAATGAAGGTATTATCAATTATGCATTATCCAGCGTCTCTTATTTGATAGAAAACTATGAAAAAGTAGGAAAAATACTAATTGAATTGGTCGGTACATACGGAGCATACAGAACTGCGCTTATGGCTATTACTGCATTACATAACCTTCAAGCTGCTGGTATTACTGCATTGACAGCTAAAGAGGCAATACATTATAGTTGGCTGGTGCTTACACAAAAAGCTCAATCCCTACTCAACAAGACTTTACTTGCCAACCCATATGTCGCAGTAGCAGCGGCAGTAGCAGCACTAGGTTTAGGTATTTATAAATTAGTCACTTATCAAACAGAAGCAGAAAAGGCACAGGAAAGGCTGAACGATGAATTTGGTAAAACCGAAGTGGCTGCATTAAATGAAATGTCCACATTAAGGGAACTTAATAGGCAACTTACGGAGGCTAAAAAATGGTCTGACGAATGGTATGCTATAAAAGAAAAAATAGTAAATGGCTATTCAAAGTATCTTTCTGGCATTGATGAAGAAATTGATAAAACAGGGTCTCTTGCTGGACAATATGAAAAATTAGAAAAAGCCATACGTAAATCTATGGCCGCACAAAATTATACCAATTTTGCCAAACAAGAAGAAGATATATACAATAGCGTCAGAGAAAAAAACTTAACAAAAGTATATGATGCATTTACAAAAAAATATGGAGATGAGTCTGGATTAAAAGTCTACCGAAATTGGTTAAACTGGCTGGATAGCGGTCGAGATATACCGACAGAAATTCAAAGGATTTTTAATGATGTATCTACTGGATGGGGAGAAAGTGCAAATACACTTCTATTTGAAATAAGGCGACAAGCTGAAATAAGAAATAAAAATTTAGAAGAATACAGAAACAAATATTTCATTCCCGAACCCTCATTTGATTCACCTACTGAAAATATTTTTACAACAGAAGGTAAATCCATCTCCCAACTTGAAGAAGAAATCAAGAAGGCTGAAACCTCACTTGCATCATTAAAAAAGGCCCTTGCAGACGGCAGCGGAACAAAAGAAGCAGTGGATCAACAAGAGGCTTATATCAAGTCGCTTCAAGACACTATACTTGAACGTGAGAAAGATTTGAGAGTAATCAATGAAGTCAAAACACAAATCTCAAAATTAGAGAAAGAGCAGGGAGAAACTGTAAGCGGAAGCAAGGAATACAATGCGTTACAATCACGAATTGACGCACTCCGTGCAAAGCTGCCTAAAACCAAATCTGATAAAGCGGCTGAAGATAAGCAAGCAAAAGAGCAAAAAGAGGCCGAGCAGAAACTTGTTGATGAACTTCTTGAGCTTCGTAAAAAAAATCAAGAGAAAGAAATCTCCCTCTGGGAAGAAGGTAAAGATAAGAAATTGAAGCAAATTAACTACTATTATGAAGAACAGAAAAAAGAAATTAAAAAGAAAGAGAAAGAGCTGGCCGAGTTAAACAAAGTAGCTAAGATTGAACCCTCCAAGCTTAATGAGAATGGACTAACAACTGAACAACAGGAAAATATTGATACCGCAAATAGGTTAAATGAAAAGAATAAGAATAAACAGACCAAAGAAATTCTCGATGATGAAATTAACGCAATGAACGATTATCTTGCCGCTTACGGGAACTATTATGAAAAGCGTAATGCTATTATTGAGCAAGGCGAATCTCGTAAGGTAGGCAAAAACGAATGGGAACAGAAGTCTATTGACGAAGAAACAAAAAGGGCACTATCTGATTTGGATATAGAGGCGAATAAATCTACGTCTGCCATAAGTAAATTGTTTGACGATATGCGTCAACACACAGTTGCAGATATGCGTCTCATTGCTAATGAAGCTGAACGAGCATTCCAATTCTTGCAATCAGGCGAATGGGACGAAAACAAAGGTCTTGAATTTGGTATGACAAAAGAGACCTTCGACACATTGCGTAAATCTCCCGAAGAATTAGAACGAATTAGAAAAGGTATAGATAATGTCCGTAATTCCGCAGATCAATCTGAAACGGGGTTTAACAAACTATCTAATGGTCTTAAAAAAGTATTCGATGCCGGTTCAAACACAAAAAAATTGCAAGATGGACTTGAAGAAATAAGAAGTGGATTGAGTGATATATTAAGTGTAGCCCAATTCCTTTCCGACACATTTTCAAATCTCGGAGAGGCTTTCGGATCTGATACACTGTCAGGCATTGCCGAAGGTATCAATGTGGCTATGGACGGCCTCAATTCAGCCATGCAAGGAGCAGAGGCAGGTGCTATATTTGGGCCGATAGGTTCTGCTGCTGGTGCTGCCATCGGTCTTGTCTCCTCTCTTGCTTCCTCTATCGCAAAAATCCACGACGCAAAAAATGAAAAACGGATTCAGAAATTACAAGATCAGGTAGATACACTTGACCGTTCGTATGAAAAGTTAGGCAAGTCCATTGAAACTGCTTACGGAAAGAGTGCTTCCAGCTTGATTGAAGACCAAAATAAATTGCTAGAACAACAAAAAGTACTTATTCAAAATCAAATTAAAGAAGAACAAGATAAAAAGAATACAGATAGCGACAGAATAAAAGAATGGGAAAATCAAATTGACGAAATAAACAATCTCATTTCTGATAACAAAGAAAAAGCTATCGATGTCATATTTGGGGAAGACCTAAAAAGTGCTATTGACAACTTTGCAGAGGCTTATGCAGATGCATGGGCTTCTGGCGAGAATAGGGCTAAATCTGCAAAAGATGTTGTAAAGCAGATGATGCAACAAATGGTAACAGAGAGCATTAAGGCAGCAATTAAATCCTCAAATAAGATGGAGGAAATACGCACTAAGTTGCAACAATTTTATGCCGACAACGTGCTTTCTCAATGGGAACAAGATTACATCAACAACATGGCTGAACAGCTTCAACAAGAAATAGATGCTCAATTCGGTTGGGCTGATAGTCTCATGGGAGAAAGTTCTACCACCGAACAAAAGTCGACAGCCGGAGGTTTTGAAACCATGTCACAAGATACAGCAACGGAATTAAACGGCCGGTTTACAGCGTTGCAGCTTTCTGGTGAAGAAATCAAAAATCAAATGATTTCAGCCGTAATCTCTCTAAATTCTCTTTTATCTGTATCAACTAATAGCAATTCTATACTAAATAACATTCTTAATCAACATGTGATTACGAATAGCTACTTAGAAGACATTGCAAAATATACGAAATTATTAATTGATATAAAATCCGATATAGCACAAGTCAATAGGAATACTAAAGATTTATAGAT